GTATCAATTACACTTGATCCTGCACCAGCACTAACAGGTATTCCAATTGTTGCTGTTGCTGCTGCTCCAACATGAGTTGGAGTTGATATTCCAACAGTAGGACTTTCAACATATCCACCACCACCTGAGGTAATGGTAATTGGTTTTACACCCCCAACAGTTTCAATTCCTACAACTTCAGCAGCAGCCCCAGAACCACCACCTCCAGAAAATGTAATGGTTGGTACAACAGTATAACCACATCCAGGATTGGATAAATGAATCCCTGTTACAGTTCCACCCTTTTTACCTTCACATGTAACATAATCATATGATACAACTGCTACTGCTTTAGCATCTATACCACCTACAGGCGCAGATGAAATAGCAACTGTTGGTTCTGATGTATAACCACCACCCATATTTGTTATTTTGATGCTACCAATAGCACCAGAGCAAATACCAGTGACTGATGCTGATGCAGGTGTTGCAACTCCAATCAGTTGTAGTTTCTGAATATATCCAATCTGCTCAATCTCATCATCAATGGTCTCTACACCAGTATCAAGAACCTCATCCTCATATCTGTAGAGTTGACATTTGAGGGTATAAACGTAGTTCTTTTGTAATTGATAGAATGGTTGCTCATGTTCAACATAATTAATCTCAAACAACCTGTCACCTAGTGGGAAGTAAATTAAATCACCTTCCTTTGGTCTAGTTGCAAGTTCAATATTTGGCACATCCTTAATAAGAGGTGTGACATAATTTTCATATCTTTCTCTTGATACAACTAATGTCAAGTCATCTTGTTCCTCAATACCAAACTTTGACAGAAGTGTTCCTTGACCACCATATCCATCATAACTGTCAAGATATGCCTCTAATGGGTAGGCATTGTCAAACTCAGATTGAATTACTTCTCTTATGACAGTGTTTTTCTTGACATACCTTCTTGGGATGTAATAGATCTCAATCCCATACATCTGCAACTGTTCGTTGACCAGACTTTGTATGAGATTTTGCTCTTGCTTAGAGTTGTTTAGAAAATATGGATTGAGCATAACATCAACCTATCATATCCATTGGTGGTAACTCATACTTACTTAGCATTTCTGCCTTGATTTCATCAAGTTCTCTTTGACCATCATCAAAGAGTTGCCTGCCATTAAATTCAATACCTCCAGGCAGTTTGACACCAGTGAATTTGATAAGATTCTGACCCCACTGTCTCTTAATTAGAGCAGTCAAATATCTCTTAAGGAATGGGTCATTATATACCTTTGAATAATCATTAGGATTAAGTGCTCTCCAGCACTCAAGAATTATAAACTCATCTTTTTTCAAGTTATCCCAATCAACATCAAGATACAATCTATCTTGTCTGATATTGTATCTAATTCTCTTGTGAGTATTGAGGAGATAATCCATTGTCTCCAGATAACTCATAGACATTTGATATGAAAGTAAGTCAGTGCTTCCAAAGTAGTAAATGTCATTCAAGAACAGTTGATACTTGAAACTGAACATATTGGCACTACTTGCTGCCTGAGCATCATCATACTTAAATATCTTTTCAATCCCTATGACTTGTGGTGGAACCTGAATATAATTACTGTTCTCATAGTAATTAAAAGTTGTATTATCACCGCCAACAGTAGCAGTAACCTGTGAGTTTACAATACCAGTTTCTGTTGTTGCACTTGATGCACCTGGGGGTCTTGCTTTACCCCTATCCACATCTTTCTCAGTGATTTGATATTTTAAAAATGCCTTTTCAACACCATCATAGTGTCTCTCTTGAAAATGCTGAATGGCATCATCCATCAAGTCTTGAAGTTGTTCTTCAGCGACATTAATTTCTAAGACAGGGGCACCTAACTGTCTTAAGCAATAATCTATAAGTTCTTGTCTTGAAGAAGGTTGTGCCATTATACACTATATCCTTTTTTATATTTAGGAGACTGAGAGACCCCCCTCTACCACTATATTTCCTGAAACCATTTTATATACAGTGGATGACTTCACTGCATTGATATCAAAGTAATATCTACCTGGTTTCAAATCTTTTGTAATGGTATCTGTAAGGGAAATGGTAAATTCACCACCAGTAACACTTGTTATCCCAGTGGTAAAACTTTGAATTCCTCCAGTTGATGCCCCAATAGCAAC